AGAAATCCGTGATGACCGTAAGCATATGGCAATGCTTGAAGACTTCTGGTTACCTAGAAGAGAAGGTGGTAGAGGAACTGAAATTTCTACACTGCCTGGTGGTCAGAACCTTGGAGAACTTTCTGATGTTGACTATTTCCAAACCAAACTCTATAAATCTCTGAATGTCCCTTCCAGCAGACTTGATAGTTCTGGTGGATTCAACCTTGGTCGTTCTTCTGAGATTCTGCGTGACGAACTGAAGTTTACCAAGTTTGTCGGCAGACTACGTAAAAGATTCTCTGGTATCTTCAACGATATGCTGAAGACCCAGTTGATTCTGAAGAATGTAATCACTGTTGATGATTGGACAGAACTGGAAGATCATATTCAATATGATTATCTGTATGATAACCACTTCTCTGATCTCAAAGAGAATGAACTTCTCAATGAGCAACTTGGTGTCATTGCTGCTATGGAACCCTATATGGGTAAATATTTCTCTGCATACTATGTGAGAAATAAAGTCCTTAAGCAGACTGAGACCGAAATAAAGGAGATGGACAAACAGATCGAGAAGGAAATCAAAGATGGCATTCTTCCTGATCCTAATGCTCCTGTCGATCCTAATACTGGAATGCCACTTCTCCCTGGTTCAGATGCAATGGACCTTGGAGCACCCGTTAATGAACCAGATTTAGCAGGTCAAGAAAAAGCAGTCGAAGCACCGGAAGGTGGTGAGATATAAATAAATAATAGTTCTTATAATTTTTGATACAAAATGGATGATTTAATGGATATGTTGGTAGGTGGTGAATCATCTCCCGCTGAAGTCAGTGACAAAATTAAAGAGATTTTGTACGCTAAATCTTCATCCAAAATAGATGCAATCCGACCAGACATCGGTGCTGCTGTATTTGGTGACGAAGAATATGAAGATGAAGTAGAGTCCGAAGAGGACGAAGAGGAAGAAACTCAAACCGGAGACGAAGATGTTGATTAAGGTTTTAGCAGCAGAAACAGATTTAACTACTGCTGGTAATGTTGGTAGTGCAACTGTAGTTCGACTGTATAACGGTCACTCTGCTGCATTGGTTATCACAAGAACGGATTCTAGTGATGCTACTATCGGAAGTCTCACAGTAAAAAATGGTGAAACCGTTGTTCTTGAAAAAGAACCAACTGATAAATTATCTGCCGCTTCAAATGGTGGTTCAGTCAAAGTTGTAAAAGTTGCATTCAGAAACTAAGAAAATGAAACTAATCAGAGAAGAGGTTGAAACCGTAGAATTTATCACCGAAGGAAAAGGTGATAAAAAGAAGATGTACATTGAGGGAACTTTCCTTCAGGGTGACATCAAAAACCGTAATGGCAGAATGTATCCTATTTCAACTCTCTGTAAAGAAGTTGGTAGATACAATGAAATGTATACCAACAAAGGTAGAGCACTTGGAGAACTCGGTCACCCCGATGGTCCAACTATCAACCTTGACCGTGTATCTCATAAAATCGTTGCTCTTGAGCAGCGTGGTTCTAACATTTACGGAAAGGCACAACTTCTCAGCACCCCAATGGGTAAGATTGCACAATCACTTATTGGTGAGGGTGTGAAACTTGGAGTTTCCTCCCGTGGTGTTGGTTCTCTGAAACTGAACAACGAAGGTATCAATGTTGTTGGTGAAGATTTCATGTTGGCAACCGCCGCAGATATCGTCGCTGACCCTTCTGCACCTGACGCTTTTGTTGACGGAATTATGGAAGGAAAAGAATGGGTGTGGGAAGGTGGAATTCTCCGTGAGAGATTCTGCAGCAATACCAGAAAGAGAATAAATACACTCGTAGATCAAAAGACTCTTGAAGAACATAAACTCCAGTTATGGGGTGATTTTCTATCAAATCTTTAATTTATAAATAAATATAGTTTAATTAACTACAAATAGGTAATTCGGAGAGTTCTAAAATGTCCAGTGGTTCTAATTTACACGAAATGGAAGACGTTAAGGAAAACGCTGTAACTGCCGGTGCAAAACCAGCAGAACCAATGGTAAAACCATCTGGCGCAAGCGTAGAAGACCTTGGCGGTCCTACCCCAGAAAACTACAAGCCCGACGATGATTCAGCAAAGCTGAAGACTCCCGGTGCTACCCTCAAGCAAGTTAAGGATGTTGTAAACAAGGGAGCTGCGGCTGCCGATGCAATGCCTGCTGGCATGAAGGAAGAAGAAGAGTCTGAAATCGAAGACGATCAAGAGATTGTTTCCGAAGAAGAGATTTCTGAAGAGGAAGTCACTGAAGAGGAAATCGTCGAAGAGGAAGAAGTTGTTGAATTAGACATCGATGCTGATGTCGAAGCACTTCTCCAAGGCGAAGAACTCTCCGAAGAATTCCAGGAAAAAGCAAAGACTATCTTTGAAACCGCGATCAACGCTAAAGTTGCTGAGATCAAGGAAGACCTGGAAGCATCCTATGCTACTGTTATTGAAGAGCAAGTAGCAGAATTTAAGTCTAATATGACCGAGCGTGTTGATTCATACCTTGAGTATGTTTCATCCGAGTGGTTGGAAGAAAACCAACTATCTGTAGAAGAAGGACTGAAGTCAGAAATGTCTGAATCTTTCCTCTCCGGTATGAAGACGCTTTTTGAAGAACATTATGTTTCAATCCCTGAAGAAAGATATGATGTACTTGAGAGCATGGTAAATAAACTTGATGAAATGGAAGGAAAACTCAATGAGCAGATCGACAGAAATGTTGTTCTGAACAAGAGATTAGCAGAATCCACATCTGATGGAATCTTAGGTGAGGTTTCTGAAGGACTTGCAGTCACTCAGAAAGAAAGACTCGCTACTCTTGCAGAAAGTGTTGAGTTTGATAGTGAAACCGAATACCGTGAGAAACTGGTAACCTTGAGAGAGGCATATTTCCCCTCCAAGAAAGCATCCAGTGCTCAAACAGATTCTTCTGAGTACATTGCAGAAGAAACATCCATGACCCAGGATATCACTGGTTCTATGGAAGGATATCTTACTGCTCTGAGAAGAGTCTCCAAAAAGTAAGTTTTACATTATAACATAAACCCTAACACTTTTTAAAAGAGGTAAATTCAAATGCAAATGTTCAACGGTGAACAACTGCAGGAGAAGTGGGCACCATTACTCGACTACGACGGCGCTGAGAAAATCACCGACTCCCATCGTAGAATGGTTACCGCAGTTCTCCTGGAGAACCAAGAAAAATTCATGAACGAGGAACGTGCGTTCCTTTCCGAAGCCCCTACCAACGCTGCTAACGCAGGTGGTGCATCTGGTGGTTTCGGTGGTGGCGCTACCGCTGGTGGTCCTGTTGCAGGTTTCGACCCTGTACTGATCTCCCTGATCCGTCGTTCTATGCCTAACCTGGTCGCTTATGACCTCGCTGGCGTACAACCCATGAACGGTCCTACTGGACTTATCTTCGCAATGCGTTCCCGCTACACCAATCAGTCTGGCACTGAAGCCCTGTTTGATGAAGCAGATACCGCATTCTCTGGTCAGAATGATGGTGGTGATCTGGAGCAAGGTCTCTACACCGCTCAGGCATCTGACGGCGCTTCTGTTGGTTTCGGTACTGCCGCACAGAAGACTAACGAAGCTGGTACTAACCCCGCACTGCTTGGTGCATCTGGTGGTCAACTCGCCTACAACGTAGGTCAGGGTATGCACACTGGTGACGCTGAGGATCTGGGCGATGGTTCAGGCGACCAGTTCAACCAGATGGCATTCTCGATCGAGAAAGTCACCGTAACCGCTAAGTCCAGAGCTCTGAAAGCAGAATACTCCCTGGAACTGGCACAAGACCTCAAGGCGATTCATGGTCTGAACGCTGAAGCAGAACTCGCTAACATCCTTAGCACCGAGATTCTTGCTGAAATCAACCGTGAAGTCATCCGTACCATCTACAAGGCAGCAGAAGCTGGTGCTCAAACCAACACTGCAACCGCTGGTACTTTCGACCTTGACGTAGACAGCAACGGTCGTTGGTCTGTTGAGAAGTTCAAGGGTCTGCTTTTCCAAATCGAGCGCGAAGCGAACGCTATCGCACAAAGAACTCGTAGAGGAAAGGGCAACATGATTCTGTGTTCCGCAGACGTTGCTTCCGCACTGACCATGGCTGGTGTACTTGACTACACCCCCGCACTGAACGCCAACCTCAACGTTGACGACACCGGTAACACCTTCGCTGGTGTTCTGCAAGGTAAGTATCGCGTATACATCGATCCTTATTCTGCTAACCTCCGTGCTTCCCAGTACTTCGTTGCTGGTTATAAGGGTTCTTCACCTTATGACGCTGGTCTGTTCTACTGCCCCTACGTTCCCCTTCAGATGGTTCGTGCAGTTGGTCAGGACACCTTCCAGCCCAAGATTGGATTCAAGACCCGCTACGGCATGGTCGCGAACCCCTTCGCTGAAGGCACCACCCAAGGTCTGGGTCGTCTTAAGGCATCCGCTAACCGCTACTATCGTCGCGTTAAAGTTGACAACCTCATGTGAGTCTTTCTCACAGAGATATACAGGAGGGTCTTCGGACCCTCTTTTTTTGTCTAAATATAAGTAAATAAATAAGGCGAATGAAATCTTTCGACAGGTTTATTGAAGAGGCAGCAACAAAGAGATGCCCTTCAGGAGAATATTATTGCTTCGATGATAAGAAGTGTAAGAAGATGCCTCGTGGTTATCATGTAGGACGTGGTGGTTATCTAGAAAAAGATAACGATAACGATTCTGAGGATTCCAATGGAACAAAGAATGGTGGATCTAATGGTGGCAACGGTTCTAATGGTAATGGGTCTGGTGGAAATGGAAGCGGTGGAAATGGTGGAGGAGGAGAATGAAACCCTGGACTAATCAACTTGACAATAGGAACTATCTTTCTCCTGTTGGATTTAAATTTTCAATTACTAAAGTACCCAAAGCAGATTTCTTTTCTAACTCTGCATCGATTCCTGGTATCAACCTTGGATTTGCAGAGCAACCAACATACCTGAAGAACATTCCTGTACCAGGTGATAAGTTAACTTATGCAGACTTCTCACTTCGATTCTTTGTAGATGAAAATCTGACTAATTACATGGAAGTGCATAACTGGTTAAGAGCACTTGGTTTTCCAGAGAATCTGGATGAGTTTACAGCACTCAAGCAGTTTGATAAGTACAATCCAACTACTGATGCAAGAAACCCTCTGGGTGAATATTCAGATGCAAGTCTGTTTATCTACAACAGTAATTTTAATGAAGTCGCAAGAGTCGATTTCTTAGATGTATTCCCTGTATCATTATCTACAATTAACTTTGATGCAACTGACTCTGATATCCAGTATGTGACTGCAGAAGCGACCTTCAAATACAGCATATATAATATAGAAGTTTTATGATGTAATGTATGAATCTTGATGAAATTCAATTGTCATGGGAAGAAGATTCAAAAATAGACGAAGACAATCTACACAGTGAATCTACCAAGATTCCATCTCTTCACGCAAAATACTACAGGATTTTAAACAATATTCTTCTAATGAAAAAGTTAGAAGAGAATAAGTTTAAGCAACTCAAAAAGACGAAATGGCAATACTACACGGGTAAGGCAGACCCCGAGGTGTATATTGAAAAACCATTCGACCATAAAGTGCTGAGGCAGGATGTAGACAAATACATGGATTCTGATGATGACCTCATCAAAATTCTGAACAAAATAGATTACTTCCAGGTAATGCTCAACTATCTGGACAGTATTCTGAAGACAATTAACAATCGAACTTTTCAAATAAAGAACTCGATTGAGTGGCAGAAATTTATCAGAGGATATGACTGATCTTGTTATACGCAAAAAGAATGAGGTTTATATTACC